GCCCTGTCGTCGTCTTTGGTGAGCAGGTTAGCAGCAAAGACGCTGATATATGGGTCGACCTTGTACAAACTGACATGGAAGCCTTGGGTTACGCCTTCGGGGCGGTCCCGTTTCCGTCTGCGGGCGTCGGTGCGCCGCACATCAGAGATAGACTTTACTGGCTGGCCGACTCCGCAAGCAATCGACGGGTCGGGGACGGGAAGGGCCTCACGATTCAAACCGGACGGAATTCGGGATCCGAACAATCCGGGCTCATGGCGGTCGGACTTGAAGGATGCCCCATTTCTGGTATTAGCGAAGCCCCCAGAATGGCAATTAGCCCCGTGGCCAACTCCGCAAACCAGCGATTCGACGGGCGGCGGTCAAGCGACCCGGGCTATGGGGGAAACACGCCACGGGTCGAACTTGAACGATTTTGCAATGCTGACCGGATGGACAACACCGACAACACGAGATTGGAAGGATTCGGGAGCGGATATAAAACCGAGAGAGGGCGACCGGGAACGCTTCGACCAGTTGCCACGGCAAGCGAATCTTTGCGGCTGGAATACGCCACGGGCGACGGACGGGAGCAACGGGGGGCCGAATCAGGGAGGGGGAGCCTTGCCGCCGGATGCCCACCTGGCGGGCTGGCCGACACCATTGACAGTACCGGACACGGAAGCCAGTCACGGGGCATTGTCCGGGAGCTTCCGCAAGGCGTTGGAGCCTTGCAAACCGAACGTCGACCAACCGGCCCGGTTAACGGCAGATGGTCGGATGCTGATTGGCTCTTTTGCCGAGATGGAAAGTGGCGGCCAGTTGAACCCGGCACATTCCCGCTGGCTAATGGGGCTCCCGCCCGAGTGGGACGCTTGCGCGCCTACGGTAACGCGATCAACGCGGAAGCGGCAATAGCCTTCATTCAGTCTTACATGGAGTGCCGGCCATGACACCAGCCGTCTACCAATGGGCAACCCGTCACCGGGTAAGCCTGCAAGCCCTGCAAGAACTGCAAGCCCTCTTCGGCATGCACGGCGACCACACTCTCCCGGCCGAAGTCAAAGGCACGTCGGAGGCCGCGGTACAAGCCGCCGTGCGCTTGGAAGCGGCACGCAAGGGGGTACGCCTATTCCGCAACAACGTCGGCGCCCTGGTTGATGCCCGGGGCGTTCCTGTACGCTACGGCCTGGCGAATGACTCCAAGCAGGTGAACGAGGTAATGAAGTCCGCGGACCTTATCGGCTGGCGCCCGTTGCTCATTGCACCCCAGCATGTGGGCACCGTCGTCGCCCAATTCGTAAGCCGTGAAGTGAAGGCCGTCGGCTGGCACTATACCGGAAGCGACCGGGAGCCAGCGCAATTGGCCTGGGCTCAATTGGTAACGTCCGGCGGCGGCGACGCTGCATTCTGCACCGGGGTCGGCACCCTCTAATTTATCGTTGACGGAAGCGTCACCAAAAGTACACAATAACCCGAACTTTTACCGAGTAATTGACATGACTAAAAAGCGCCTGCGACCCGACGACCGTAAGCAACAAATTCTAACCGCCGCCATCAAGGTCGCCGGTCGACCTGGGGGCTGGGCCAAGCTGACACGGGACGCCGTCGCCCGTGAAGCTGAATGCGCCGACGCCCTGGTGTCTAAATACTTCGGCACAATGCTGACCTTCCGCCGCACCATCATGCGGGCGGCCATCGTTCGGGCTGACCTGTCCGTCATTGCCCAAGGGCTGGCGGCCGGCGATAAGTGCGCCCAAAAGGCCGACCCCGAACTGAAAGCCCGCGCCCTCAACACTTTGGCGGGCTGATTCCATGGGATCACCGAGAGTTAACGTCGAAGGATGGGTCGCCCGAGCTTTGGCCGTAAACGCCAAATGGTTGGAAATACCCAAAGACACAAAAAGCAAATTTAAGTTGCAATGTCTCACCTGTTCACACGAATGGTTTGGGATTGGCAATAACATCCAACAGGGGCACGGTTGCCCGAAGTGTGCAAAACGCCCATTGTCTTCTGCCGAATGGACGTCGCGTGCCGAAAAAATTAACGCCGAATTTATTGAAATTCCGAAAGGGTCCGACCACGCTTGTCGACTTTTGTGCGCTAAGTGTGGGCATGAATGGGAATCGGACGGCGACCGGGTGTCGAAAGGTCACGGGTGCCCGGCTTGCGCAAATCACGGTTATTCACCGAATAAGCCGGGGTCGTTGTACGTTCTCGACTTCGGAAACGGTCAAATTGGTTATGGGATAAGCAACTTCCCCGACGACCGACTCAAGACCCATTCAAAGCGAATTGCCTTTGATAACTATCGCCTATGGAATTTTGACGACGGTCGCGTTCCTGAGAAAATAGAAAATTCCATCAAACGGCAATATGCGACGGCGTTTCATGTCGACTTGAAAATTGACGGATTTAGAACAGAAGCCATTGGCGCTTGGCCTTTTGCGGAGTTCTGCAAGTTCCTTGACATGCTCATTGAAAGCGAAGTTGCTCATGCTTAATTCAATAATCACCGCCCTTCAAGGGCCGCTTTCTGCAATGGCGCAATATCGCCAATTTATCGTTTACAAGCTGGTTGCAAGTCAAAGTCGCCCCGGGAAGTGGGACAAGTTACCATGCGATTTTCGTACCGGCCGCGTCGTATCCGCTCATGATCCTGCGTATTGGACTGATTCCGGCACCGCATATGCCGCCGCCGCAAACTTTGGGCAAAGTTTCGGACTCGGGTTTGTTTTTACCGAATCCGACCCGTTTTGGGCACTCGACATTGACGCATGTCTAGTCAACGGGCAATGGTCGCCTGTCGCAAATCAACTTTGCCAATTGCTTAACGGGGCCGCAATCGAAGTGAGCCCCAGCGGGACCGGGCTTCACATATTTGGATCAGGTCGACCGCCTGCGCACGGTTGCAAGAATATCGCGCTGGGGCTTGAATTTTATCATAGCGGACGCTTCATGACTTTGACGGGCATGAACGCAGTCGGCAACGCTGGCGTCGACTTCTCGCATCTTCTCCCGGCGATAGTTGCCGATTATTTCCCGAACGAATCCGCCCAAGGCTTGGCTCAAGAATGGACGACCGAAGCCCGTAGCGAATGGCGCGGGCCGCAAAGCGACGAAGAATTGATTAAACGGGCGTTGCGGTCACAATCCACGGCTTCCGCGTTCGGCGGGCGTGCGAGTTTTGCCGATTTATGGACGGGAAATATTGACGCGCTTTCCCGCTGCTATCCTGACCCTATTCGCGCATATGATGCCTCGTCGGCAGACGCTGCACTAGCACAACACCTTAGCTTTTGGACCGGAGCTAACTGTGAGCGAATCGACCGCCTGATGCGGCAATCTGCTTTAGCCCGCGACAAGTGGGATAGGCATAGCGACCCGTACCTTGAGCGCACCATCCTTGGGGCGGTTGCCCGGCAATTTGAGGTATTGACCGACAAGGCCCCGGAACCTGTGGCCGGCGCCCCTGACAGCCCCGCCCCCAGCGCCACGAACGAACCGCCCAAGCCGACCTTGGTCACGGGCTCCACCTTCGCCAACAATGAAGAGCAATTGCGCCTTTTCGCGGGGTGCGTGTATATACAGGATTTGCACCGGGTCTTGGTCCCCGGCGGCGTCATGCTCAAGCCGGAGCAATTCAAAGTTGCTTATGGTGGGTACACCTTCACCATGGACACGGCGAACGAAAAGACAACCCGGGACGCCTGGGAAGCCTGCACGCAAAGCCAGGCATACCGATGCCCCCGGGCCAATGCGCCTTGCTTCCGCCCTGACGAACAGCCCGGCGCCCTCATTCACCGCGGCGGCCAGGTATTTGTCAACACCTATTGGCCGGTCGACGTGCCCCGCAAAGTTGGGGACGCGACGCCCTTCTTGGTCCATTTGACAAAGGTCTTGCCGGACGAACGCGACCGCCTGATTCTGCTTTGCTACATGGCCGCATGCGTACAGCACAAGGGCGTAAAGTTTCAATGGGCACCCTTGCTGCAGGGCGTCGAAGGGAACGGCAAAACACTGTTCACCCGTTGCGTTGCGGAAGCCGTGGGGCGCCGGTATGTCCATTGGCCGAAGGCGTCCAAGCTGGCCGCGCAATTCAATTCATGGATGCTTGGTAAAGTCTTCTATGGTGTGGAAGATATCTACATTCCGGACAGCCGGGCGGAAGTCTTTGAAGAATTGAAGCCGATGATTACCGGGGGCGACGGCCTTGAGATTGAAGGCAAGGGCGTCGACCAAATCTCCGCGGACGTGTGCGGTAATTTCATGCTCAACAGCAACCATAAAGACGCCGTGCGGAAGACCCAAAACGACCGCCGCATTGCCATTTTGTTTTGCGCCCAACAGCAGGCCGAAGACTTGACCCGGGACGGCATGAGCGGCGATTACTTCCCGCGGCTTTATGACTGGCTCAAGGGCGACGGTTACGCCATCGTTTCCGAATTGCTCCACTCTTTCCCAATCCCGGACGAATACAACCCGGCGACCAGTTGCCAGCGTGCCCCCGTCACCACGTCGACGGCGCTTGCCATTGCGGCCAGCACGGGCGGCGTCGAACAGGAAGTCAACGAAGCGATAGCCCAAGGGCTCCCCGGCTTTTGCGGCGGCTGGATATCTTCTATCCAACTCGACCGCATGCTGGAACGCCTGGGGGTTGCCCGCCGCGTCACGCACTCCAAGCGCAAAGAAATGTTGGAAGTGCTGGGGTACTCCTACCATCCCGCCCTTGTGGAAGGCCGCGTCAACAATCTGGTACTTCCGGACGGCGGCAAGCCCCGCTTGTTCATCCATAAGGACAGCCAAGCCCGCCACATTCAAGGCGCCGCCGAAGCCGCCAAGGCTTACGAACAGGCGAACAATCATAGCCGCGTGCCGTTCCCCCTGGCACCTGTCCACGCATAGGAGCCGGAGCAATGTACCAGCGCCAACCCATACCCATTTGACTTGCGGCTTTTGCCTGCAGCCTAAAATCATCCGGTCAAAGCCGCACGAAACCAAGAGCGGCCAGCCGATTTGCGACCACGACTGCGTTATCAGCGTGACCATTGAAAAGCGTACCGCCAAGACTGTTACCGCAACCGTCCGCGGCGAACAAAAGACCTTCCGGGTCGCTGAGTACGACGGCGCCGAATTCATCAAGCCTTGGGGTTCCTACAGCATGGCCCCGGTTATCCGCGCAACCAACGGGAGCAAGTGACCATGAAAACCTTTATTCAACGCCAAGAGGCTTGCATTGCCCGCATGCTTGAGTCGCGCACCAGCGAACGCCGGGCCGCCAAGAATCGGGCCGCGGCTATCGCCCAACTCCGCAAGGGAATGACCGCGGCCGGGTATAGCGAAGCCGAAATTAAACAGGCAATTGCCGACGTCCGTGCCATGTACCAACTTGAAGTGAACGCCGAATAATTCCGGTTGACTTAGATAAATTATTTATCTATACTCCGTTCATCAACTCAAGGAGCGGCGAACATGGCAACAGCAAACAGCACCCCGATTACCAAGACCACCGAAGGCGGCGTCGACTACTTCACCGCAACCCGGGCCGGCGTTGAGTATTGCGCCTATTTCATGGCGTCCGCCGGCAAATGGTTTGTCGCATCGCGCCGCCTGGCGCTTGGCCGTCATGCTGGCGGCGGCAAGTATTACGACCGCGTCGAAGATTGCAAAGCCTTTGCCGCCCTTCCGACACTCTTGAGCATGGGGGCGCTGTGACTACCGTTTATCCGTCCCGGGCCGGCGGGTTTCCCCCGGCTTCGTTCCTGACCTTTGCGGGAGCCCTCGACTACATTCGGACGCTGCAGGGCTACGGCCTGACGTGTGGCATTTGCACTTGCCCGGCGGGCTCATATTTCATGCACTACGGGGATACCATCAAATGAAAAATTACTTCCCGCGCATTATGGCAATAGTCAAAGAGGAATTCCCGGAGTTTGACGACGGAGCCGTTCGCCATGCGGCCAACAAGATAACCAACGAATTGCGCCGCGGGCATTATGATTGCTACGCCATCGACGTGAACCATGGGCCTTTTGGCTACGACCCGGGCTATTACGTGCATTTTGAAGTTGAGGCGGCCGGCTGCACGGTATTCGTTCGCGTCACCGTTGATTGACCCGTTGACATAGGTAAATTATTTATCTATACTGGCCCCATCAACTCAACGAACAGGGGCAACCAAATGGAAAAGGTACTTACGGCACTTGCACAATATGGCGCAACTCTCGGTCTACAAGGCCAAATCTGCCGGGGCGACAAAACACTTGGAGTTTGCGTAGTCATCAAAGGTAAGCGAGTCCGCTTTCAATCCAGCACTTCCGGCAATCTTCTGGCATCCGGCCCTATTGCAGAGTCGACGGTCGAAAAGTTTGTCGAATCGTTTTGGATGTGGAAGAAGTCATGAGCTACCGCGAACGCGACATAAAGCATGAAGCGGCAGGGGGCCGCTATTGGGTTTTGGATACCGGCAAAGCTTACGCCGTCATGGTCGTAGGCGTGACCTACAGCACCAGTGACAGCGCCTACGAACGCACCCCGGACGGCTTGAGCATTGCGATAGCCCGCTGCGACTATCTGGCCGCCAAGCGGGTCGACACGCACCTTTGACATTGGCGGCCACGGAAGGCCCCGCCGCGGGCCTCCTGGCTAATTGAAGGACATTGGCGGGGTCGTATCAGGGTCGGCCCATTGTTGGGCGGCCTCAATCGCTTTGGAGCGTCCGGCATCGGCGTTGATACTGTGACCCCTGAGCATGCCGTCGGCCAACTGGCGGACCTGGGGCACGTCTTCCGAATGGCAATAGAACGCATAAAGCCCCGTGCCCGCTGTCTTGTCTTGGGGCAGCAACCGCGGGTCGACGTCCCCCAGCGTGATAACCGGGTTACGCATGACAGCGAAGGACCACACGGCCGCCGCCAGGGCGTCCCGGTCAACCTCATAGCAACGCAAGCGAACTTGCACCAAAAGCGCCTTTGCTTCCTTGCGTGCCGTAGTGGCTTGGTCACTTAGCGGCCGGTTATTTTCCCTGATACAACCGCTGCAGGCACCGCTAGAAGTGTACCGATAGGTTAAATGACCGTTCTTGCAAGGAATCCCCGTAAAATATTGGCTTAACTGTCTTACCTTGGCGTCGGCCCGATTTACGACATTTTGCATGGTTTACGCTCCTAAAATTGACGTCGTGATTTTACCGCATCTTACCCGCCGCCGCAAGTAAGACTTAACCCCCGGAGATATTAAGAACCCCGGGGCGCGTTTCCCGCGCACTTACATTCCTACGGTACTGTAGACCGTCTTACGGTAAGATATAGTTATGATCTTACTCTTACTTTACTGTAAGACGGTCTAGGGTGTACAGCAATCTATTATTACGGGGTATAGGGGTAATATAGAATAAAAGGTAATAGAATCAAGGGGTTAGAGTACCCACCCCGTAATTTTAGCCTATGGGGTAAGAGGGTAAAGGGCCAAGCAACCCGGCGTCGCGCTGGTTGTGGTTGCTTCCTGTGGCCGCTTAACGCTAGAATTAAGACACTATGAGCCTAACCCCCAAACAACGCCGATTCGTGAACGAGTATTGCGTCGATGAAAACGCGACGCAGGCCGCTTTACGCGCTGGATACTCCGAAAACGGAGCCGGACAACAGGGCCATTTGCTATTGAAAATTATAGAAATCCAGACGGCGATAAAAGACCGCATGGAAGAATTGGCCGTCGCGGCAAGCATTACGCCCGAATGGGTCGTCGGCCAATGGGCCAAGATTGCAACGGCCGACCCTAACTCTATCGTTCAAGTTCGGCGGACCTGTTGCCGGCATTGCCATGGTTTCGGGAATCAATACCAATGGACGGAAGCGGAGTACAGCGCCGCCGTCGATCGCGCTGTGGATTCCGGCAAGCCCGCCCCCGACGGCATGGGCGGCTTTGGGTTCAACCCGAACGCGGCGCCCGCGGCTGATTGCCCGGAGTGCGGCGGCCTGGGGATTGAAGACGTCCACGTCGCGGATACTCGCAAACTCCGCGGCCCTGCAAAGGTGCTTTATGCTGGCGCCGAACGTACCCGCAACGGCATCAAGGTCCACATGCGGGACAAGGACGCCGCGGTCGTCAACCTGGCCCGTTACCTGGGCATGCTGGTCGACAAAAAGGAATTCAGCGGCCCCGGCGGCGGCCCCATTCCGTTGGCGAACCTGACCGCGGACGATTTGACCGACGACCAGCTTGCGGCCATCCTCAAGGCGTCCGATGCTACCGACGAAGCGTGAAGCCGCGGCCGAACTGCTACGGCGTAGGGAAGCCCGGCGGCAACTAGCCGCCTATATCAATTTCACTTCCCCCAAGTACAAGCAAAGCGGCTTTAGTGCGTCGGTGTGCGCCGCCCTCGACATGTTCTTGGATGACATGCAAGCGGGCAAGCGGCCCATTCTGATTTTGCAGGCCCCGCCCCAGCACGGGAAGTCGGAGATTGTTAGCCGGGAGCTGCCTGCCTATATCCTGGGGCGCTTCCCGGATTGGCGGGTCGGCGCCGCGTCCTATTCGGACGAACTGGCAAACGCCATGGCCCAAGACGTGCGGCGCAACCTGGCCGACGACCGGCATCGCAAGCTATTTCCCCAGCCCGCGGAAAAACGCCGCTATGACGTTAACCGAACCGGAGAATTTACGGCGCCCGGCGGCGCTGGCGGCTATCTTGGCGTCGGTGTGGGCGCTGGCCTGACGGGACGCCCGGTCGACATTGGCATCATTGACGACCCGGTAAAGAACGAAAAGGAAGCCTTGTCGCCCACGGTCAAGGAAGGGCATTGGAATTGGTATCAGACAGTATTCACGACCCGGCTATCGGAGAACTCCGGGCAAATCATCATGGCGACCAGTTGGGCGGAAGACGATTTGCCCGCCCGGATTTGCAACCATTTCAAGGGCGACCCGCGGCTTACGGTCTTGCGCTTCCCGGCCATCAATGAGCCTGGGGAAGTTGGCTACAATCCGAACCTGCCCCGCGGCCCGCTGGTCCCCGAACTTAAAAGCCTGGCGTTTCTCCGCGAAGTCAAAAGCCTGTTTAGCGACTACTGGTGGGCGGCCATGTACCAGCAAAGCCCCCGGGCGCTGGGCGGCAACGTCTTCAAGGAAACCGGCTTGCGCTACTACTTCCCCAAGGACTTGCCGACGAAATTCGACAAGGTGCTGGCTTCCTGGGATTGCACATTCAAGGACACGGACGGCACCGACTTTGTCGTCGGCCAGGTATGGGGCAAGGCTGGCGCCAATGCCTATTTGCTGGGCCAGGTTCGCGCCCGCATGTCCTTTACCAAGACCGTCGGGGAAGTGGTCAAGCTCAAGAACGAATGGCCCAAGGTCCGGGAAATCCTGATAGAAGACAAGGCCAACGGCCCCGCGGTTATCGACACCCTCAAGGGCTCCGTTTCCGGCATCATCCCCATAGAACCGGACGGCTCCAAGCTGGCACGGGCGCACGCCGTAACCAGCTATTGGGAAGCGGGTAACGTGTGGCTTCCGCAACCGGATTGGAGCGACCACCTATTCCGCGGCGACGGCAAGGTCAAGGAGTTGGTCGGGGAACTTACGGCATTCCCGGCCGGCGCCAATGACGACCAAGTCGACGCCACGACCCAAGCGTTGCGCCGCCTCTTCCCGTTGTTCAACAAGCTGAAAATTACCCAAGAGGCCCTTAACAAAGCCATGGGTCGCGCATAGCGGCCCGGGGCTGTACAATGGCCCATAATTTACCCGGAGCGTCGACCATGCCCGAAGCGAAAAAGCAAGCGCCACGAATCCGGCGCAACCAAGAGAAACCGGCCGCCCCCAAGAAGCCGGGCGGTTTGCGTCGTGCAGCGGAGCGGGCCAAGGCTGGCGCCAGCGCCGCCAAATCCTACGCCTTCCCGGTCAAGCCTCCGGAACTGGCGCCCGGCGTCGTCCCGGCTGGTGTGACCGCCCCCGTAATGAGCATGGACGCCAACCCGTACCAGTTCGCGTCGGCCACATTCCCCGGCGGCGGCTTCCCCGGTTTCTCCTACCTGTCCCAACTGGCTACCCGTGCGGAATACCGCCAAATGGCGTCGGGCATGGCGACCGAGATTACCCGGGAATGGCTGGAATTCACCAGCAAGCAAGACGACGACACCACCAACGCCGAAAAAATCAAGGCTATCGAAGAGGAATTTAAGCGCCTCAACGTGCGCGGCGCAATCCAGAAGGCCGCGGAACAGGATTGTTACTTTGGCCGGGCGCAAATCTTCTTGGAGATTGCCGGCGCTGATCGTTCGACCCCGCTGATTCTCGACCCGCGCACCGTCAAAAAAGGCAGCTTGGAACGGGTTGTACCTGTTGAAGCCGTGTGGACCACGCCCTCCGGTTACAACGCCTTGGACCCCGCGGCCCCGGATTTTTACAAGCCGTCTTCGTGGTTCATGCTGGGCCAGGAAGTCCACGCGTCCCGGCTCATGACCGTCGTAACCCGCCCGCTTCCGGACATTCTGAAACCGGCATTCAACTTTGCCGGCATGTCCCTTTCCCAGCTTGCGGAGCCATACGTCGACAACTGGTTACGCACGCGGCAAAGCGTGTCGGACCTGCTTAACAATTTCAGCATTACCGCCCTTGCCACTAGCATGGACCAAGTTTTGCAGGGCGATGACGACGGCGCCGATCTGTTCGCCCGTGCGGAGCTATTCACGGCCACGCGGAGCAACAAGGGCTTGATGCTGCTTGACAAGGACCGGGAAGAATTGGTGCAAATCAATACCCCGCTTTCCGGCCTGCATGAACTCCAAGCCCAAAGCCAAGAACATATGTGCAGCGTGTCCCGCATGCCTGCCATTATCCTTACCGGCATTTCCCCCAGCGGCTTGAACGCCAGCAGCGACGGCGAAATTCGGATTTTCTACGATTGGGTCGCCAGCCAACAGGAAACCCATTGGCGGGAACCG